ATGGGTCAGGATCGGCATCGCGCCTACCGCTTCGAGGTCCGCTCGGACGCACCCGGCCGCTCGCCGTGCATCGTCTCGCGTCACCATTATCGCGGCACTGCAGAGCGCCGCCTGCTGCGCATGCCGATCGAGCCCGGCGAGACCGTGACGATCCTTGAAGATGGCGAGGCCGTCAGGGTTTGTCGCTGTCCAGAGACGGATGAAGCTGGCATCCTTTTCTGAACGAAAAAGGCCCGGCACCCCTTTCGGAGCGCCGGGCCAAGTTTGGGGAGGAAACGCCCAAGGAGGGCGATACACCGGAGACGGCCGGCCCCGATCGCCGAGGCGATCTCGTCAGCGCCGGCGAGGGCGCGGAGCTTTGGTAATTTCGCGTGGGGAAGGATCGCCAGCGCGAAGGCCTTGGATCATCTGTTGCGCCAGGAGTTCGGCACGTCGGACGATCTCCTGCTCTTTCTCATGATCCTCGGCTCGCTCGCGCAGGAGGTCGCGGACAGCTTCGAGCGCGTCGGACGTTCGAGCCTGCTCTCGGACCATGGCGGCCACGCTCGTGGCGATATCGCCGAAGGGTCGCATGTCCGCGATCGAGAGGCCGGGAACAATGCGGTCACCATTCTGCGCCGTCGGTTCCTTGCGGGTCCGAAAGTAGTTCCACAGTCCAACCAAGCCGAGACCGATGCCGGTCACGATCGTCGCGACGATGTTCTCGGTCGAGAGCGCGCTAGGGTCGGTCATCGGCGACGGCCTTATCCATGCCCGCCGCATCCTTCGACGCAGCGACGATATTCATCGCGTCGAGCACGAGCAGGCCGGGATAGATGGCGAGGCCGGTCGTCGCAGCGTCGGAAGCCCAGAGGCCGAACGCGATCTGGAACCATAAAAAGCAGGCCAGGAAGCTTGCGAAAGCCCGCACATGCGGCGACCACCGCCCATACCAGGTGCGGGCAAAGGTGCCGTTGATGACGAGCGCGAGCAGCCTAAAGGCTCCGATCGAGATCGCGAGCCATCCCCAGGTCGATTCGTCCATCAGAGCAGCCATCTGCCGCCAGGCAGGGTTGCCGGCGAAGACGGCCTCCGGACGGATTAGGAGCCACCCCCAGCCGACCATGATGGCGGCCAGCACCCATTCGGAGCGCCGAGCCGGGAAATGGTCGGTGATGCCGAGATAGAGCCGCGTAGGCAGCGGCCGGCTGCTGTAGGGCATGGGAGTCAACCGCGCGAGACGACGGCCGGATCATCGACCTTGGCCGCCAGCGTCGGCGTGGTGACGATCTTGGCAACCTCCGGCAGAGCCGCCGCGCTGGCGATCAGTCCGGCTTTCGTGCGGATGACCAGGCTGTAGATCGTCGTTCCGACGTTGGCTGCGGCGCCGACGAGGATCTGTGTCTGCGAGGTCAGGCCGAGCAGCTGCTCGACGGTTTCGGGATGGACGACGCCGAGCACGGCAAGCGATGCGCCTGTGCTCTGGATCAGCGTGCGCAGCAGCGACCAGAACTGCGCATCGGTCAGGACTTTAAGCATGGGTTTTCTCCGGAGTTGCGGATTGGATCAGAGGCGCGCGGCGACGGCCGCCCGCAGCGCATCGCCGCAGGCCTTGGCGCCGACGATGGACGGGTCGAAGGCCAGCCGGGCGATGTCCCATTTGCCGCGCTGCTTGATGCCCAGATTGGTCTGGACCTCGGCATGGGAGAGCACCGTCCTGGGCGTCACGGGCACGCCGTAGCGCCGGCAAAGATCGGCGACCACGTCGGCGAGCGTCTTCCACTGCACGGCGCTCATGGGCGCGGTGCCGGGCTTGAATGGGCTCTCGATCGCGCCGGCCATGCAGCACAACGAGACGCCGATCGAGCCCGTGTTGCAGTTGAGCGTATGGCTGGCGCGCAGGCCGCCGCCGCCGATGCCATTGCCGGAAATCGGCGGATCGCCGCGAACCAGCTTGCCGTCGACCTCGATGAGGACGTGATAGTGCGAGCGGTCGATCTTGGACGCCCGGTGCGCGCCGGCCGTCCAGTGGAAGATGATGCGCTCGATCCGGGCGCTCGGCATCCACTCGGCTGGAACGATGCCCCTGGGCACAACGACGGGCTTGGCCTTCGCCGCCGTCGCGGCCTGCAGCGCCGCGATCGTCTCCGGAGTCAGCTCCCCGGTCGCGGCGAGGCCCCGGTTGCGTTGGAAGATCGAGCACGCCGTGCGGCTCAACTTGCCCCAATCGCCGTCGTCGCCGTTTCCGCTCGGCCCGCCGGTGCCGAGATGATAGCCGAGCGCAATCAGCGCCCGCTGTGCAGCGGACTTGTCCATGATGATGCTCCAGTGCTGTGGGGTCGCCCGCAGGCGAGTGTTAGGAGGCCAAAGTTTTCAGGAGGCCTTGGCGCTCGGGTTCGCCTTGCCGGCCTTCGGCGTGCGGCCGTCCTTCCCGGCTTCGCCGGTCGGCTGCTTGACGGTGCAGGTGGTTTCCGAGCCTCCGGAGCGGGTCAGGGATTGCTTGACGCTCTCGATGCGGTATGTGCCGTCGGAACCGGGATCGGCCCCCTCCAGCACGAGCGTGCCCTCGGCCTTGGCGCGCGGGTCGCAGTCGATCCGGACGGTGCCGCCGCCGCCTTCGCGCTCCGCCTTGGTTTTCTTGGCGCTGGCGCCGTCCTTGGCGCTGTCCTTATCTGCGGCCTCGAACCGGCCGAGGTCCATCGCCAGCGGCGCGCCGTCGCCGGATTTGATCTCGACGTCCTCTTCCTTGAACCTGGCCTCTTTCCGGTCGAAATAGCGCAGCCGCGAGGTGGCGTGCTGCGCCCGGCCCCGGTTCGGCGAGATGTCCCAGGCGATCAGGTTATCGCCCCAGACGGCGCGGATCGTCGGCAGCGTGGCGCCTGACGACGCCTTGCCGTCGCCGCGCTTTACGAAGGCAGCCTGGTCGCCGCGCACCTTGAAGGTCGCGCCGAATTCCTCGGCCAGCACCTGGCCGAGATGAAGGAAGCTGCGGCCGCCCGCCGCCCAATAGTCGCGCTTGATCCCGCCAAGCGCGGCATCGACCTTGATCCCCTTCAGCCCGGCGCGCTTGGCGGCATCCTCCAGAAACCCCTTCAGCGTGACGTCGTCCTTGTGGAAATCGAGCTTCTGCTTGGCCTTGCCCTTCGGATCGAAGCCCTTGCACGACACGGTGAAGACCCGGCCCTGACCGCGTGCGCCGCTGGAGCGGGGCTCGTCGGTAAAGCCTTCGAAGGACAATTCGTCGGCAAGGAAGATCTGAAGCGGTGTCCCCTTTTCAGGGAACAGCACCTGCCCCTCGGTATTGTCGAAGCCGAGATCGGCCGTGTCGGATGACGTCCCGGCCTTGTCCGTTGTCTCGATCGAGGTCAGCACCGGGTTCCAGCGATCGGTCATCTCCTGTCCGGCGATGACGACGCGCCAGGGCAAGGCCCACACCATGACGGGGCCTCAATCGAACAGGGAGATCGGCTGGCGCAGCGCCTGGCGCACCACGATGGGCCGGTCAGGCAGGGTGACGACGGCGCCGACGGGCAGGACAGCGCCGAGATCGGCCACGCCGGGATTGGCTTCAAGCGCGGCTTCGACCAGCGCCTGCCCGGCCCGACCGTCGCGCCGATAGAGCAGCAGGTCCAGCGTCAGGTTGTCGCCGGCGATGGTGATGATGTCAGCCATGGTTCACCCGAACAGCGAGAGCAGTTGGTCGAGCTGGCTCAGCACCCCGTCGCTGCCCGGCGCATCGACCCGCGTGAGCTTGATCTCGTGGTCGATCTCCTGCCCCACGCCGCCCGGCGCGAGCCGGCCATGCGCTTCCTCGACGCTGTCGATGCGCATCCATCCAAGCACCGTGCCGTCGCCGCGCATAACGAACACCGGGCGCTGCGCCCGCATCTGCCCCCACATGGCCTCCAGCGCCGGCCGGCCGTCGCCGCGCCGGCTGAAGGGAATGACCTTGCCTTTCAGCTCCAGCGTTTCCGCGCCGATCCCGACCGCTTCCGAGCCCTTGCGCCGGCCGAGCAAGTCCTTGTCGGCATAGTCGCCGGCGCCTTGCCGCTTGACGGAATCGACATTGAACGGGCGCACGTCGATCGAGACCGCGCCGACCTGAAACAGCATGATCAGTCCCCGTCCGCATGGATGCCGCGCATCGTCCGGCCGACGACGCCCGTCGAGCGCGAGGCCGCCCCGGCCGCCGCGCCGCCGATGCCGTCCAGCGCGCTCCGGAGCTGGTTGGTCTTGGCCAGGGCTGCGTCGATCTGCGAGGTGTCGATCTTCGGCTGAGCCGTGACCTCCAGCGCTGTCTGGATCGTTTCGCCCGCCGTCTTGGCCTTGGCCTCGGCCGCGCCGAAGATGTCGTCGAAGTTCTTCAGCATCGGCGCGGCCTGCGGCAGCGAGCCCGGCCGCGAGGGCGGCAGCGGCGCGATCATCGGCACTTCGCTAGGTCCCTGCTGACCAACACCGTGGGGACCGAAGCCGAACGAGTTGCGGAGGATCGGCATAGGTGCGGCGGCTGCAGTCATGCGGGTTCTTGCGCGATCTTGTGCGCCCTGCGCCTCCGCCGTCCGCAGCTTCAGCTCTAGGACCTCGCGCTGTAACGCAACGAAACTGTCGCGCTCCGCCTTCAGGTCATCGACTGCCTTGCGGCGGGGGCCGAGAATGGCATCCTGCCTCGCCTTACCGGCACCGCGCGACCGATCCTCGACGGCCTTCAGTTCAGCTTCCTTGGCCGCAATCTGGCGCTCATAAGTCGCCAGACGCTCGGCGGCCAACTCCTGCCCCATCGTCTCTTTGCGAGCATCGACCTGGCGGCGACGCTCATCGGTCAGTCCGTAACGCTCCCCGGTCAACAGCTCGTGTTTTGCCGAGCGCTCGATGGCATCCCGGACAAGCAGATCGCGGGCGGTGTTGAGCTTCGAATTCTTCCCTACCGTGACTTCGTCGATCTTGTCGCTGACAGGGACGAGGATGTCAGAGGCGATAGCGCCGATCTGGCGCATCCGCTTTTCGTAAGCGTTTGCGAGACGATCGAGCTTGGCCTGCACATTGTCCGTGACCTTGACGAGGTCGCGTTCGACAGCTCCTCCGGAGGTGCTCTGGATTGAGCCCGACAGTTTCTGCCACTCGCCGCGCATGCTCATCAGCGCGCGCATGCCGCGGGCAAATTCCATGTCGTTGAAGAGCTGCGGAATCTTGGAAAGGTCGCCCTTCAGCGCCGTATTTGTCAGGTCTTCGAACGTCGCGACGAGGTTCTTTCCTTCCTTGCGCGCCTTCGTCATCGCCGCCGGCAGATCGACGCCGAACTTTTTAAAGCGCTTCGTCGTCTCTTCCGATTCCATCTTCTGGAAAATGTTGCTGAGCGACGAAACCGCCTCTTCCGACGAGCCTGTGCCCTTGCGGATCACCTGCAGCATCGAGACGAGGTCGGACAAACCCTTTTGCCCGGCGAAGCCGACGGCAGCGGCGCTTGGCGCCAGCGACGCCAGGTAGCGGGCCTGATCCTTCAGTTCGAAGGTGCCGGCCTTGCCGCCGGCGGCCATGATGTCGAAGGCGCCCTGCATGTCGCGCCCGGCGATCCGGAAATTGCGCCCGACCGCATCGGCTGTCTTGGCGATGTCATCGACCTCGGCGCCGGCGGCCGACGCCGTGCGGGCGACCGAAGGCAGGAAGGCCATCGAGTCCTCTAGGGATCGGCCTTGCGCCACAAGCGTATCGAGCCCGCTGACAACCCTTGCGTAAGGCATCGCGACCTCTTGCGCGATGTTGAAGGCGGTCTTGCCGACGTCGCGCAGTTGCTCCGCCGTCGCGTCGGCCGTGATGCCGATCCGGGTGATCGCGCGCTCGGCCTCGGCACTCTTGGTGACCGCGCTTTTGACCGCATAAGCAGCGACCGCAGGGCCGACATAGCCCCGCGCCAAGGCGAGGACGCCGCCACTGCCGCCACCTTCACCGTCTCGCTGCGGACCGGCTCCAGATTTCGCTGCCGGGCCTCGCTGCGCCGCCTGAACGCTGCGAATTGCCGCGAGGTTTGCCCGCTCCCATTCCTTGACGCCACGCACCTGCGCCTTCGTCCAATTGCTGGAGCTGGCGGCGAGCCCCTGCGCCCGGCTGTAGCTCTGCCAGGCGGCCGTGACACGCTCGATCTCGCGCGTGCCGGCGCCGAGCCGCTGGAGCTGCGTCGCCATCCTGTCGGACAGCCCGGCCTTGGAAGCGGCGGCGAGCGCGCGCGTCTGCTTTTCGGCAAGCGCCAGCGCCTTGGAAATGCGTCCGGCTTTCCCGCTGACATCGTCCACCAGGCGAACGATTAGCGAAGACGTCAGGCTGCCCATGTCAATGCTCCGCTGCCTTCAGCTTCCCGGTGGCCGAACCGCGCGCCAGCCACCAATCCAGCTCGCTCAGAGAGGCGCGACCGAAGCTGCCTGCGTCGAACCATCGGAGGATGACGACAAGGCAGTCGGCTCGGTTTTCCAGCCAGCCTGGCGAGCGTCCCCGAAAAAATCGGTCACGGCGTCCTTCAGGCGCATTGCGTCGGCAAGGCCGACCCGGTCTAGCGGCAGGCCTGCCGGTTCGACGATGATCGCTGACAGATAGGCTGCGATCGCCGGACCGTTCTCCACGATCACCCCGCTGCCGTCGGCAGCAGGGTGCTTCTGGTAAATTTCGCCGTGCTCGATGAACTCCGCCCCATTGGGCTCACGCATGATCACATGCGTGATCGTCCGACCATCGAAGTCTATGCTTGCGAGCAGATCGATTTTGCGGTTTTTCATGATCCCTCGGATCGTTTGAAAGCGGGTGAAATGGATACGGCAACGCTGTTGATCATTGCGATCGTCGCGCTGCCGACCCTCCCTGCGCTGCTCAACGGCAGCATCGTCGGCGTGATCATCTCAGCGCTGATCGGTTTCGCCGCCGCGTGGACAATCATCCTAGGGCCGTGGGGCATCGCCCTTTGGCTCTTGGCTTGGATCGTCTCATGGTCATTCGGAGCGGGGCGAGCTAAGCGCCGCCGCTCCGAACAACAGCACCGGGAACTCTTGGCGGCGATCGCCAAAGGCCAGCAGGTCGAGCCGCCGAAGCGCTAGCCGCCGAGCGCGTTCCGCACTTCCGAGAACCACGAGATGCCGCCGGAGCGGCCCTCCAGCTCGCTTTCGTCCCAATACCAGAGTTCCTTGCCGTCGAGATGCAGCTCGTAATGCGTCACCTCGTGAATGGCGTGGTCGCAGCCGAGGATTTCGCCGACGGTGAATTCGTCAGGCGTCCATTCGGCGATCACGCCCTCGATGATGGCGCGGAAGGGCAGCATGCCGCCGCCCTGTTTCTTGCGCACGGCCCCGGAAAACACCCACTTGTCGTGCTGGCCGGAGGCGAAGCCGAACCGGGTCAGCACGTCGATGTCGATGCCCTTGACGCCGAACTTGGGCTCGATCGCGTCGATCTGCGGGAACACGTGGTTGACCGAACCGATGCCGCCGCCTGGCGTGTGCTCGGACATCTTTCGCTTGATGCCGGGCAGCACGAGTTTGGAGATCGTCCGCGCCCGGCTGCTGTCGGGTTCGTCGGCGCGGCGGACATCGACCGCTTCGAAAATGTAGAGGGGCTGCGTAACGGCCATGGGGGCGCTCCTGCGGGGCGAGAGGGATCGTTCGGGAGGCGGCGCGGGGCGTCAGGCCCCGCGCCGATCGGGGCGGTGCGGACCCCGCCGATCAGGCGGCGGCGGAGAGGCGGCTCGTGATCGTCGCGATCAGCTCGTCGATCGCCGGGCGGTAACGGCGCTGCTCGATCTCGGCGACCCGGAACACCGGGCCGGGCTCGATCTTCGGCACCACGCGCAGGCGGCCGAGGCGGATATTCTCGGGGCTGTTGCCGGCCGTCGGGAACTCCAGCGCGTAGCCGAGGATGTCCTTCAGCGCCTTGTGGTCGCGCAGCATGAACTTGATGCTGTTGAGCCAGGCCTCGACGATATCGGCGTCGATCTTCTTGCCGAGGAACTGCCGGGTGATCTTCAGCATCTTGACGGTCAGGTAGTCCGCCCCGCGCACCTGGTGGAACTGCGCCCAGAGATCGCCCTCGGCGCAGGATTCGGTGCCGATATAGATGTAACCGCCGTCGGCGATGGCGGTATCGACGCCGAGTTCGCCCTTGACGACGATGCCGATATCGGACGCCAGCATGAGCTGCCCTTCCGTCGCGCCGTCCGTGATCGAGAACGGGATCGGCCGGCTCGTGCCGACGATGCCGTAGATCGGCTGGTTGGCGATCGGGTGGAAAGGCTTGCCCTCATGGGCGTTGTCGCTGCGGATCGTGAGCCCGATGATCCGGGGCGACATCGGCCGCGTCACCACCGTGCCGTTTTCGAGCACCCGGGCGGCGACGCCGACCGCGATGATGCGATCGGAGTTGACCGTCTCGCGCCACGCCTCCGCCGCCTGCCGCGTCGAGGACGGGCAATCGACGATCGCGACCGCCAGCAGCCCGTTGAGCGCCGCCGGCATGGCCGCGATCACCGGGTTCGCCAGCAGCTCGACAGCGGCCGTCGCGGTCGCGCCAGTGCCGGCGCCGCCGGTGATCGCCAGCGTCGGGGCCGAGGTGTAGTCATAGCCGCCGCTGCCGATGACGATGCTTTCGAGCACGCCCGTCATCGTGGCGGTGGCGGTCGCGCCCGCGCCGTCGCCCGTGATCAGGATCGCCGGGACTTCGTCGGCCGCATAGCCATGGCCCTTGCTGGTGATCGTGACGCCGGTGACCGCGCCGCTGGCGACCGTCGCCGTGCCCGTGGCAGCCTCGCCGAGCCCCGACGCCGGCGCGGCGAAGGTGACGAGCGCCGAGGTGTAGCCGGTGCCGCCAGCGCCGACCGCAGCCGAGATCACACCCTTGCTGATCGTCGCCGTCAGGGCCGCGCTCTGGCCGCCGCCGCCGCTCGCCGCCACCGTCGGGGCCGAGGTGAAACCCGAGCCGCGCGCCGTGATCGCGACCGTGGCGATGCCCGACGGCTGCTGCGCGGTATAGCCGGGGCAATCGACTAGGCGTGGCGTGGCGTTGATCTCGGCCGGGGCCGTCTTCAGCACATCGAGTCCCTCGATCAGGTTGCTGAAGGTCTGCATCAGCTTGGTCGAGGGCGCGGCGGAGAGGCCCTCGGCGACGCGGATGATGGTGCAGTCCGCTGCGACGTTGAGCGGGCCGAGCTGGTCGTTCACGGCGCGCACCGCGTCGGCCAGGTAGCCGGTGCCGAGCTTGGCGGTGAAGGCCTTGTCGTTCGTCGAGAAGCGAATCGCCGTCTTCAGCGGAAACACCCACGGATCGGCATCGGGGCTCGTCGAGACGAAGATGCATTTCGAGAAGTCCGCGCCGAGGACCGGCAACGGCTCGTCGTCGGGCCGGCTGTTGAGAATGCCGAAATTGGGAGCGCTCATGGATATGTTCTCCAGCAGGGAGCCCCGCAGGATCGGGGCGGGGTCATCGGCGGACGGCCGAAACGAAAAGGGCGCCCCGGATGGGACGCCCTGTGGCGAGGTGTCAGGTGCGAAAGGCTGCTAGATCAGCGCGGCCTCACGCATGCCCGCCGCGATCTCCGCCTGGTCGAGGCCGATCGCGGCACCGATGCCTTGCACGAGCGGCTGTTCGAAGTGGTAGATCGAGGCGTATTCCCACTCGATCCGCGCTTCGCTGCGCTGCGGTTCCGGCAGCTCGTCGATGACGCTCTCGACGAGCGCGAGCGCAATACCATTGCGAACGAGCCAAAGCCGGAGCTGTCGCGGCGTAACGCTGGGGATCGATTCTTGTAGACTCCCGCTACTATCCCGTGTCGCCAGAAACTCGGCGAGTTCGGCTCCTGAAAGCGTCCCTTCGACGCCGTTCTGCATGATCCTGATCATCCTCATGCTTCCCCGTAGAGCGCGATCTCGCCCGACATCGTGCTGGTCGAGGTCAGGAAGCGCATGGCGTTGATTGGTGAAGTGCTCGGGGCCGAAAGCTCGCCACGCCCATTCGCGGTGCTGAAAACGCCTCCGTTCGAGAAACTGCCTTGGGAGACGTAGTCATACTGATGGCGAACAAGCGCATCCTGAAGATTAACTAGTTTTAATGTGAAATTATTCGCGAAGCTGGCCTGAGCATTGCCGATCAGGAATTGGATCGCAGTAGCGGTATTGTAAAATGCGTTAGTGTAATTTGCTCCGTCCGCGTAGGCGTGATGCTGGAAATAGTCTCCCGATGTTGCGCGGTAGTTTGCACCGTTATCAACTGAGAAACGCGCATTGACGTTGACGGCTCCGGCAGCGGTGATCAGTGACTTTGCCTCGAAGGTGTATCGGCGATAGCCGGGCGCGATCGAGGTGAAGTCGACCAATGCCACACCTGAAAACGTCTGGCTGTCGAGCAACAAACGGTTCTGTCTGCCGATCGAGTAGAAGTTTGATCCATCGCAGACCAGCTCGCCACTTTGATGATAAAGCGCGCGCGCCGTTGTCTGACCATCGATGGTCTCGCTGCCGTTAGGATCGAGAGTGACAATACACTTCCCTTCCGAACGAAACAGCACGCTCCATCCCGTGAGCAGGGTCGCGGCGGGCGAGAAAGTGACCGTAAAGTCAGAGGTGCCAGAGAAAATGACCAACTTCCCGATATCGCCGACGCCGAGGGTCCGATCTCCTGCGCTGGACGCAGCCGTGATCGTCCGCGCCAGCTTCGGCAGTCGGCGACGATCGGCCAGCGCCGCTGTCATGGTAGTGGCGAAGCTCGCGTCACCACCGATCGCGTCAGACAGCTCCTTCAAGGTATCGAGCGCTGCCGGCGAAGAATTCACCAGCGCCGCGACCGCCGTCCCGATTGCGGCATCGATGCCGGTCACCTTATTGTAGGCGAGCATGCCGGTCGCGTTGGCCAAGGCGAGATAATAGGCCGGCAACTGGTCACCGAGCTTCAGCGCGTTCGGGGCGTTGCCCTCGCCGATGAACGCGTCGAGCTGCGCCTGCAGGTCCGTCAGCGTCTGCTGCGCGACCTCGATCTGCGGCGCGACGTTCTCCTGAATGAGGTCGAGTGCCGCTTGTGTGCCACCGGCGATCAGGCCCTCGAAGCTCGCCTCCAACGCCTCACGCGCGGCCAGGCGGCCCGCGACCGACGCCAGGACGGCATTCCACAGTGCCGCCGTCAGCTCGTCGGTCGGCGCGACGTGATAGTTATTCTCTGGGAGCGGCGGCACTGATCACATCCTCCCCTTCGGCCTTGGCCAAGGCGTTGAGCGCATCGCCTTCGATTTCATGGGCGTTGCGCGGCAACAGCCGAAGCCCCCCGACGCGCACGGGGCGCGTCAGCGTGACGTCGTAGATCACCCCCGGCTGATAGCGCGGGGCCTTCGGTTTTGCGGGCATGGCGACCTCAGACTGCGATGATGCTGGCGGTGTTGATGAAGGGCACCGTGACGACGTTCGACGTGGTCATCTCGGGGGCCATCCGGGCGCTCGTCGTCGCGGGCACCGTGAAGCTCGACTCGATCCGCCGCCGCAGCGGATCGACATCGTCGATCGTCACCGTCGTGGCCGTCGCGGTGTAGGTGGTCGCGCCGACGATGACCTTCGGCGTGAAGACGTGGAGCGCAGGATCGAAGGCATCGACCAGGTATTGCGTGATCACCGTCGTGGTCGAGAGGCCGAAGGGAATCGCGTCGCTGACGGCGCGCATGTCGCCGCGATTGCGCCCCGTGGTGCATTGCAGCTTGTTGTCGATCACGATCATCGGCTGGAGATCGGCGGTGCCGACCATGACGAGGCGCAGCTCGCACAGCGCCGGCAGGCCGATGAGCGGATGTCCGCCGCCGGGATAATCATCCTCGAAGGTGAACCAGTCGGGCTGCCCGGTCGGCTTGAACTCCCATTCGAGCAGTGTCGCGCCGGGAGCCCAGCACTTCTGGATGAACTGCAGGTCGGTCATGCCGCCGGCGAGCGTCACCGGACCGAAATTCACGACCGTGCGGCTCTGTCGGAACTTCGCGGCGTTGATCTTGAAGCAGAAGTCGGCGTTGAGATCGCCCTGGGCGAAGACGCCATCGGTCGAGGCGAAGCGGGTGCCGCCGGTGAACTTGTTGCCGGTCGAGCAGTAGAGCGCGTGGTTGCCGGTCGTCACCGTGACGATGGCGTAGCGCTTGCCGGGATCGAGCAGCGTCAGATCGATCTCGAACTTGTTCCAGCCGACGACGAGCTCGTTGCGCGGCTTGGTCTTGCGCGCGATCACCGCATCGAAGACGGGCGCGCCGGTCGGGCCGGTCTCGACCAGCAGCGCGGTGATGTCGCCGGTCGCGCCGACGCGCTCGATCGCCAGCTCGAAAGACGTGCAGACCATCGGCTGGCTGACGAGGAAGCTCTGGGCGTAAATCGAGCCATTGAGCCCGACCTCCTGGCTCTCCGAGGTCCAGTAGGTCTCGGTATAATGCTCGGCGACGACGCGCCGGAAATAGCGCGTCTTGCCGCCGAAGCCCTCGACCCGGCCATTGGTCGCCTCCAGCTCGAAGGTCTCGCCGTTGACCGTGAAGAGCTGCCCGATCTGGAGGGAGAGGACAAAGTCGCTCCAGAAGTCCTGATTGGTGCAGGCCATCTGGCTCGCCCCGAACACGATGCGCGTGCGCGAAACCTCCTTCTGCACGGCCACGATCACCGTGTGGACGAGCTGAGAGATGTTGACCGAGGCGTCCCAGGAGAGGTTGGCGATCCGCGTCACCTCGTCGAAGGCCGGCACCATGCGCCGGTTGCGGATCATGATCGACGGATCGTCCTCGCTCGCGGCGCCGAGCTGGGCGATCTGGATCGCGGCATAGGGGAACCGGATGCCTTCCAGTACGCGGGCGAGCCAGCCGGCATGCGCGGTGTCCCAGTCGTCGAGGACGAGGCCCGGATCGAAGCGGTAGGCGAGCGCCTCCTCGGGCAGGTTCACCGTCTTGTTGAGCTGGCCGAGATTGCGCTGCATCTGCCGGATGATCGCCGGCCTCGGGATGTCGCCCAGTCGCGAGGCGAGGTTCGAGATGTCGGTTTCGATCGAGGCCGTGCGCTCGAACAGGCTGTCGAGGTCGATCTCGACCGCCGCGAGCCGGCCCTCGACCTCATAGAGCGTCTTCACGCGCGCCGCTTCGCCGGCCTCGATGGCATCGATGCCCGTCGATTTCAGCAGCACCCAAGCTATCACCGCGTCTGTCCCGGCGATGGCCGGACGAAGCGCTGGCGCCGGCGAGGCCGCGCCCTGCTGCACCGTGAATGAGACGATGCGCTCCAGCATCTTCGGCGTGGTCTGCTCAACGGGTTCCGAGGTCTCGACATCGGTCGAGGTCTCGAAGACGCGCTGCGCACTCGCCGTCTCTTCCGTGCCGCGCAGGATCAACGCAACCCAGCGCTCGTCGGACGGCGCGAGCGGAATGTGAATCTGCAGGTTGAGATCGGTCTGCGCCGGCGCGGCATAGACCCGCTCGACCGTGTAATAGCGCCCAGCGCTGATCCGCACGATCTGCGCCGACTGCTGGCTGACCGTGAAGGCCGCCCAATGCGCCGGATAGCCGATCGCGTCCCTGATCATCTGATCTACGGACGCCATCTGCGTCTCGCCGATCGCGGTCAGGTCGGCAGCCTCGACGATCTCGGCTTCCGTGAAGAGAATTCGCTTGGCCATGGTCGATCCTTTAGAGGCTGGTCCGATCGACGAAATCGCCGAAATGATGGCCGTCGCCGAAGCCGATCCCGTCGCCGAAGGTCGGCCGGCGGCGATGCGCGAAGGTCGCGGTGTATTGCGTCCCCGGACCTTTGGAGACGCTCGCCGCGATCTTGGCGCGGCGGATCGGCTCACGATCGACGGAGAGGACGCCGTGCTTCCCCGCCGCAGCGCGGCCGAGAGCGAAGCTGCGGACATGCCGCTTCAGGCCGACCTTGATTAGGTAGCGCGCCGTATAGGCCGGGAACTGCAGCGGCTGGATGCCGACGGCCGAGCGGCCGAGCACGAAGCGTCGGGGATGCGCCACGGCAGAGATCACCTGCGCATCGACATAGGCCAGGAATTCCCGCAGGCCGAGGCGCGTGCCCTTCAGGCGCGCCAGCCGCAGCGCGTCGTCGATCATCGCGCGCTTGCGGGGCAGGCTCCAGTCGTCGAACCACAGATCGACGCTTTCATGCGCCGCGAGAAACGGAACGAACGCCGCCGGCGCATCTGCGGCGCTCAGCGCAGCCCGCAGCGGCACCGGCAAGGTGTCCTGCATCGCGGCGGCGAGAGCCTTTTCGAAAGGCGCGGCGTCAGCCAGGAGATCGAGCAGGCTCACGACACAACCTCGACCGTGATCGCGAAAGCGGTGCAGACCGGGATCTGATACGGGCTCGCAATCACGTCAGCCGGCGGCGCGACATGCTCGACCCCGACAATCGACGGGCCGAATGCGGCGCCGGCGAGCAGATCGCGCTGGACCGTGCCGCCGATCCGAGTGCGCTCCAGTGCGGCGGCTCGCACGCGCGCCTCGGCTTCAGCCCGCACGAGTTCCGCATCGGGACCGATAGGCACGCGGATCACCTGCGTCACCGTGTAAGCCAGCGGCGTGGCGGCGATGACGAAGATGCCGATCGCTTCCGGCTTCGCCTCATCCGAGGTGACTGCGGCGCGGACGTCATCGACGCGACCCGACGGCGTCACGCCCGCAGCGCCTGCGATGACAAGATCGGTCTCGCCACGACGGCCATGGACTGCCCGGCCGTTCACGCGGGCATCTGTCATAGCCGGCCAGGCGGACCAGGCGTCGAAAAGCAGACGGGCTGCACTGCCGGCCGAGGCGCGGTCGAAGCTCAACAGATAGCGGTTGAGGAACTGCGGGTCGGTCTCCAAAACGTCGGGTGCGGTCTCCAGCCGAACAAGATTCTGCCGGGCCGCGACGACGTCGAGATCGGCACCCTTCGCCAGCGGCGCCAGGACAGCCTTGACGGCGTCGTTGACCCGCGCCCGATCGAGCAGCCGGAGATAGCTCCACGCCTGCCCTGCTATGACGACGGGATCGGTTTCGAGATCGCCGACATCATAGGCCGGCAGCGTCGGATCGACGAGGCGGGCCGCGTCCCAGAATGCGAGGAAACGGGTCCGGAAGGCGGCAAAGAGCGTCTCGAAATCGAGCGGCTCGATCGCGTTGGGCGCCGGAAGGCGCGAAAGGTCGATCGCGGTCGGAGTCGCTGTCATCAGGAGGTGACCCCGATCAGAGAGGCTTTGGATTGGGCAAAGTCGATCCGGCGGACGCCTTCCGGCGTCGGATCGCCGAGATGGCCGCGCGGGCGATATTCGCCCTCGATCGCGAAGGCGAAGCGGCCGAGACGGAGATCATCGACCGTGGTGCGCACCGGCACGACGCGGACCACCCGGAAGCGCGGCTCCCAAAGCTCGATCGCCAAGCAATAGACGCTGAAGAACCGCACGATGTGATCGGCGGTCAGCATCCGGCCGAGCAGCGAAAACGCCGACGAGCCGAAATGCCGGCGCATGACGCGCGAGCCGAGCCGCGTCGTCATGATGACGTTGATGCTCTGCACGACATGCGAAAAGCCCGCGAGCCGGCGGCCCGTGACCCGATCGACCCCGGCCATAGCCGCCGCTCGTCAGCGCTTCGCCGCAGGCGCAGCCGGCACGACCGGGACCGGCTCCAGCTCCAGCAGATCGAGATGATACCGCGCCTGATCGAGCGTCAGCGACAGCACCTCGCCGAGTGTGACGCGCTGCCCGTTGATGCGCGGGCCGGCTTTGTCCGTGACCCTGTAATCCTGCTTGTCCATGATGCCCGTTCCTTTCAGTCGATGATCTCGGCCCAGCCGCGACCCGTGGATGCGTGCCCGCAGCTCGCGAGGTGCCCCTGCCGGCAGACCGGAACGCCGTCGATCGTGAGCCAGTCGCTGCCCTGCACCATCACGGGCATGGGCGCGTGAGGCGGCGGGCCATGCGGCAGGACGGGGTCGCCGAGCACGACGACGGGCTGTCCCTCGACCTCGACGAAGTCTTGCCCGCCGGCCAGATGCTGGCCGCCGGCGGCGTCGAGCGCCTTGACGGCGACGCCGGGCATCAGCCCTTGATCCATTTGATCGCGGCGGCCTTGAAGCTCATGGCTGCCGCAGTGATCTCGATCGTCGAGCCGCCGATCGAGAGCTTCAGCGAGCCGTCTGCGATCTCGACACGGACATTGCCGAAGGTGAAACCGTTCTGCGTCAGCTCGAAACCCGGTTTCGGGTTCTGATCGGAGAAGCCGCCGCGCACGAGGAAGCCCTGTCGGAAATCGCCGCCGGGATTGATCGCGGTGACGATCTGTCCTTCCGACAGCGGAAGCCAGGTCTTGGCCGCGCCGCCGGATTCCGGATGCGGATACCAGGGCGACATGATGGTCGCGCCTTTGTCGTCCTTGCCCCAATTCAGGCGATAGCCTTTGTCCGCGTCACGCTTTTCGACGGTGCCGGTGCGGACCATGTTGCGCATGGCGGTGCGGGTCTCGGACAGCTCGGCGCGCAGCGCGACAACCTCGGCCAGCAGCTCTTCGAAGTCGGTCACGGCGTCACCACCACGGTGACGTGGTCGCCGGCGATCGTCGCCTGGTCGAAGGTGCCCGACGGCTCGCCCGGCACGAGCCCGCCGAGGCCCAGCGCGGCATGGCCCGCGCGGGACGTGCCCAGCGCGGCCTGCAGCCGCTTCCACTGCGGCATCGCCTCGCCGCGTATCTCTGCCGCCAGAACCGGCGCATAGGGTGCCAGGATGGCGTCTTCCTGCATCACACCGATCAGCCGCGCCCATTCGTCGGCGGCGTCAACGCCGAACTCCGGCTCGCACAGCGTATCGCAGGTGATCACGATCTGACGGGCGGCATAGCGCGGCTTGGTCTCAGCGCCGCGCTTACTGACCATCTGCTTGTTGCCGGGCGTGAAGGACCGGAAGAGATCGGCCCAAATGCTGTCGTCGGCCTGCATGACGCGCATGACCTGGCGGGCGATGAAGTTGACCGTGGTCTCGAACCCGTCATCGGTCGCGGGGATGATCAGCTTGTAATCAGGCTCGCCGTCGCCGCCGACATTGTGGACGGACGCCACGACGATCTCGATTACGACGTCGAGCTTGCGGCCGGCTTCGGTGAAGCGATGCCCTTCGATCTGGCCGGCGTCGTCATCGGTCGAGACGATCAGGAACGGCTTGGGATCGACCGAGAGCATGTCGGCGATCGGCTGGACTTCGGAATCATGCACGCGAGTCTCGGCGTAGGTGCGGTCATAAAGCGCGCGCCAGAGACAGGTGCGGATGGCGAAGGCGGTCAGGCTCATGCGCCGGTCTCTCTGGTCAGGTGCAGCACGAGGATGCCGAGATCGGACTTGGCGACGTGCAGGACGCCGTAGCGCGGATGGCTGGCGCGGACGGCAGAACGCAGGGCAACCAGGTCGCCGGCGACGACGTCATAGGTCAGCCTGGCGGCCGCGGCCGCCGCGATCGTCAGCAGCGCGATCTGGCCGGCCAGGCGCGTAAGGCCGCCGAGATCGGTGCCGCGACGCTGGCCTTCCAGCTCGCCGGTTTCCGGCTCAAGCGTGAAGCGGGCCGTCAGCTCGACGGGCGCGCGATCCGGATCGCCGGAGGCCGGCCGCTTCGCCAGATTGATGCGCGGCAGGACTTCGACCGCCTCGCCCATGACCCGGTCAGCGACCCGGCCGGCGGCTCGATCGAGGCGGTCGAAGATGGTCACGAGATCAGACGATCTGACCCGAGAGCAGCGCCGTGCCCGTGGTCTCGCCGGCGGTGCCGCCGACCGGCAAGAGCGCCGCGCCGACGAGCGTGTTGCCGCTCGCGGTGCTGGTCAGCACCTTGTTGGTAGCGTCGAAATAGACCTTTTGACCGACGGTCCAGGCCTGCGAAGCGGCCTTGGGCAGGGCATAGACCCCGCCACGGGACAGCTCCAGTTCCTTACCGCTGAGAGCGTCATGGTTGGCGACGCCGAAGATGGCGCCGACCATGACGGGCGCGCCGGAAAGGACGTCATAGGGGGCCGGCACCGTGACGGTATGCCCCGGCTGGATGAAATTGCGCATGTCGATTGCTCCTGATGGCCGCGCTTAGGCAGCACGAAAACGAGGGCCGGCGACCTCACTGGAAACGTTGCCAGTGAGGCCGTCGCGAGGAAGAGCGGGCGGCATGGATGCGCCGCCCGTGCGGGTCGGAAGCGAGGGATCAGGCCGGGGCGGCGCCGGGGTTCTTGTAGCCGAAGCGGAAGTCGGTCGCGCCGCAGCCGAAGTCGTGTTCGACCGACATCGCGAAGCCCTGCTGGCCGAAGGGCTCGTCGAAGCGCACGCGCGGCGCCTCGTAGCCCTCCAGATAGCCCCAGCGATAGTTCGAGCCGGTGCTCGGATCGGCGAAGAGATACCAGGGCAGGCCTTCGAGCTGCGACGACTCCATGGGATCGAGCCGCCCGCTGAAGATATTGGTCTTGGCGACGTCTGCCGCCGTGATCATGGTCAGCAGCTTTTCCGCTTCCGTGAGCTGGTCGGGACCCGTGAGCAGGATGCGGGGCCGATTGGTCAGCAGCGGATTGCCGCTGATGCTCTTCTGCTTCGACATGGCGGCGCGGGCCTTGCCGACATTGGCGACGTCGATGACGGTGCCGGCGCCGGCCAGGTTGCCGTGGTCGGCATGGAACACCGTCTTGTCGTCGGAGAGCTTGGCGTTGAACGCCGTGGCGTAGAACGTCACTTCTTCGAACAGCGCGACCGTGTCGCCATAGCTCGACAGCAGCTCGTCGATCGCGCCGATGTCGTCGTTGATCAGCATCTGGCGCGTGATCCGCAGGGCGATGGCATAGCTGAGAACCGAGACCTGTTCCTTGCCCTCGGTGAAGGTGCCGTATTTGATCTCGCCGGCCTCATTGACCTTCTGAAGCATCGGAAAATCGCCGACCTTCAGCGAGGTTTCCGGCCGGAAATCGCGGAAGTTCTTCTTTCGAGCGATCCGGCGGAAAGTCGGCTGCGCCAGGGCGTAGCGCTGCTCCAGCGTCCGGTTGACCGCGCCGCTGAAGATCAGCGGGAAGTCGGACGTGGTGTGCGACGCACGGGTGAAAAGCTCGTCGATCTGCCGGGCCGACGGCACGGGATCGAGCCGATAGCCGGTGATGTCCACCGCCAGGCCGACCATGCGACGGCCCATATACTGCCGGGCAGGCGCGCTCGGACCTTCGCGCGGCACCGGGACCCCCATGCCGTAGGACAGCGCCTCGATCATGGCGCTACGGCGGGTCTCGACCTCGTCGAGGCCGGTGTTGCGCGCCTGGCCGTTGATGTGGGTGCGGTCGCCACGCTCGGCGACATGGTCGATCAGCAGCTCGCGGAAGCGATCGACCGCGGTGCCCTCATTGACATGCGTCGAGGCCAAATCGGGCACGCCCATGCGGGTCGCCAGATCGGTTATCGTGTCGGCACGCTGGCGCTCGGCACGGGCCGCCTCCGCTCGAACCGTGTCGAGGTTGGTATTGGCGGGCGGAGCCGAACGCTCGGCCAGCTCGGCCGCCGCGATATCGCGATCGAGCGTCGCGATGTGCCGCAGCAGCTCGGCATGCTCGTTTTCGATGGCGCGAGCGCGCTCGGCCGGCGTATCCGGCTTGACTTCGGCGAGCTTCGCCTCGGAGCGGGTGACGAGATCGGCGCGGTTGGTCCGAAGCGTAAGCAGCGGAACCTGCGCCATCACGGTGCCGATCTCGGCCGCGTGATGGGAGAGCGCATGGAAGGGCGCGGCGTCGGCAAAGACCGTCGCGGCCAGGGCGGCCACGGTGACAAGGGAGAGCCCCAGAATGAGGCTCATGGTGAAGCGTCGATTGATCAGCATGGTGACCTCAAGGGCTGCTGGTTGCGGGTTGGGGCGGACACGACTTCGCCATCCCGCGCCGCCCCGGCGCAGGTGACGAATTCTCGATGAGGCGAGAAATCAGGCGGCGCGGTGGTTCGCGCGGGCTCTCATGCGCATGCGGATCGACGTCGCCTCGGCGGCCGTCAGACCCTCGAATTCGCAGGCATAGCGAAGGTCCGGATCGGCCTGCTCGCTGCGGATTTGCGAGGCGGCGTCGGCACCGATCGGCACGGCCGACAGCTCCAGCGGTTCCCAATCGACGACGCGCCAGAGGGCAACGTCGCCTTCGGCGCCGTCCTGTTTGATAATCTTGTGGGAACGATAGCCGCACGAGATGTTGCGGATCACGCCGTCGCGGATGTCCTGCACGATGCCGGCGATGGCAGGTCGCTTCGACAGCAGGATCGTCGCGACGCCCTCGGCCTTCACGACACGGGCGCTGCCGGGAACGATGGAGCCGAGCACCTGTTCGAGATCGCGGGCCGAATGGGTGTTGAGGAAGGGCGCGCCGCGATTGAGCCGGTCGAGCCGGATCGCACTGGCGGAGACCTCCAGTTCCTCGTCATAGGCCCCGTCGAAATAGGACACGCGGCGGACCCGCGCCCCGGTGGTCCAGACGATGTCGATCGTGTTGCGCGCCTCGTCGAAGCTCTCGGCCCGGAAGACGAGCCCGGCATCCTCGGCGCGATGCGACAGCGGCAGGTGGATCGTGCTCATGGGGTTTCCTTTCCGCCCAGCAGGGCGGCCATGCTTTGCAGCGCGCCAGTCTTGTCGAGGTGACGCGGATCGGAATCGAGCTTGATCCCGGCGGCATCGAGCATCGCGTTGAATTTTACGATTTCGGCGATGACGTCGGCCGGGTTGCGACCCCTCGACGCGATCACTTCCGGCAGTGTCTTGGTGCCGCTGCGGATCGCGATCAGGTCGGCCATAGCCTCCTGCAGCGGGTTGATCTGCTCGAACGACGGTGGCGACCACTCAACAGGAACGGTTGGCTCAGGGATTTTCCCAAGCGTGTGCGCAAATAGGCAAAACCAATCCCATATCGGCTGGCATAGAAGGGGAATGACCACCTGCCACTGCAATGCAGAAACGCGGCGGCGGAAGTCCTGCAGGCCGAGCCGGCCCGAAATAAAGCTGACATGCGAGAGGTCGCCGGACAGCAGCTCATAGGGCAGGTCGAAGCCGGCGGCGACGCTCATCAGCGAGCCACGGCGATAGATGTCGCCGCCGCCGGTCACGGCGGGCTGATTGAACTTGATGTCCTTGCCGCCACGAGCATAGGCGATCATGCCGGGGAAGAACGTCTCGATCAGCTTGCCTTCCGCATCGACGACGCCGGCGGGCAGGGGCTTTCCATCCGCGTCGACCTGCGCATCGAGCCCGCCGACCGGATCGTCACCTTCGGAGCCCGGCGTGACGATGCCGACCATGCAGGCTTCGAGCTTCTTGCGGATGCCCTCGGCGTGCTCCCACTCGTCGAGGTTCTGTGCCGGATCAAGCGCGGCGACGCCCCATGGCGTTCCCGTAACCTGCAGGCGGGACCGGTCGAACAAATGCGCGATCTCGTCAGCGGGAACCGCAACAGAGCCAAAATTGCCGCGCAGCGGGCTATAGCCGGGATGATCGGGCAGCATCCAATAAGCAGCACGACCCCCAATCCGATTGAACTCGACCCCATTAATTATTGGGTTGCCGCGCGTGTCCCGTTGAAAGCGAGAGTGATCGAGCTGCTCTGCCTCGAAAAGCTGGACCTGCATCGGGACGTGCAGGCCATCCGACATTCGCCTAGCTCTGCGCCGTAGGAAGATGTCGCCGCCTTCGACCATTCCGCGAACCGCCAGCGTCTGGATCGCTGCCAGACCGCCGAGGCCATCGGCGCTGAGTTGCGAATCCGCCTGCGCGAAGAGCGCATTGACGGTCTCGTTGACCTTTTCGTCCTTGCTGTTGGCGCGCGGCATGATGCCGTCGCCGACCAGATTAGTGGTCCAGACAGAAATTGCTTTCCGGATATGAGGGTTGGTGCGGGCCATCTCGCGCATTTCGGCGCGCAGACGCGGGTTGTTCCGGGCATTGACCTCGTCAGCGCTGCGCGATGGCAAGCCGAGGCCCTTGCGCGGGCGATCGACCGGATCGGACGACAGAGCCCGCGTCGCCATCTCGAATGCTGCCCGGTGACGGATGCGCTGCAGGCCCGCCGTCGGCGAGAGGCGGGCAATGGCCCTATCAAGAAGCGTGATCCGCATTAGCCCCACCGCGAGAAGCGAGCGACGCCGACACGGACGCCGCGCCCGGCGACGGGCCGCGCCTGCAGGCTGGTCAGGAAGTCGAGCCGGGCCTTCAAATCTTGAAAGGACGGATACTCGACTTCCTTGGTGCTGCCGGCGGACTTGGTGACCACGCGCTTGGCGCCGGTCGCGATGGCTTCGCGGATCGCGGCCATCTCGGCGGCGATCTGTTCGGGCGTGTCGGACATGCGGGCTCAGTCCTTCTTGCGCTGGCCGCGATCGGCGCGCGACTGGCGGATGGTCGGAGCCGCCAGGCGGCCGTCTTCCGGTATCTCGATCGGCATGTCGTGCTCGCCGATGGTGAAGCCGGTGACGATCGCCATGTCGCGGTCAGGCCGGGCCGCGCGCGGCCGGGGCGGCTTCGTCTTGTCCATCGCGGGCACCTATCGCGGTTTGAGCCAGCTCCGGGGAACGCTCGGCAGGAAGCTGCGGCGCCCCGAACCGGGCTCGGCAGGCTGCACCGCCGGCTTTTCCTCCGCCGGATCGACTGCCATGGCTGCCGTCGAAGCCTCGGGATCGGCCCTCGGCCGGTCGAGCGGCAGCGGCATCATCTCTTCAAGGTCGAGCTGCTGTTCCGGCGGCGCGGTCTCGCGTTCGGCCTCCAGCCGCGTCCAGATCGCATCCGGCATGCCGCGCATACCCCATTTGATCGCGGCGGCCTCGGCCTGCAGATGCGTGTCGAGCATTTCGTTGGCCTGGCCGGGGTCCTTGTCCCAGGCATAGGTGACGAAACCCGATTTGCCTTTTTTTGGCACCCGGCGTTCGGCCGTGAGCTGGCGGAAATACTCGTCGTCGAGCCCCTTGGGGAAGGCGACGAAGCCGGGCTCCAGCGGATCGAGCTTCGCGACGTTGCGATAGAGCGCCATCTTCAGCACCGATGTGCCGAAGGTATAGAACCGGCGCGAGCGGGTCAGCAGCTTGCCAGCCCGGTTGCGCTCTTTGGCGACCCGCGCCAGCAGCGGGGCCTGATCGGAGTTCGCGCCGCGCAGCATGATGATGCGCGAGGCCGGATGGCGGCGGACGAACAACCAGACATCTTCGGTCCAGGCATTTCCGTCGATGCCGGCCAGGTCGAGACCGATGCGGCGGCCAAAGCGGTTAGGCCAGGTCTGCTGCAGCAACGCGTCGAGCATGACGTGCGTCTTCGGCTCGGACACATGGCCAGGGATCACGCCGGCATCGACGACGAAGCGGCGATAGTCCCGGCCGAACGCGACAACCTGCCATTCGACGCGATCCGTTTGGCAATCGAGCCCCATCGTGACCAGCAGCCCGCCGACCGGGATGACACCGCGCGGATAATCCGACTGCGCGGCCCGATCCCGAAGGCTCTCCCAGGGCGGCGCCTCGCCGGCGGTGCGATAGGCCTTCCCGGCCGTGTCGTTGAGGAACGTCTGCTCGGACGCCGGGTCACCCTTCGCGGCGAGCCAGCGCCGGGCGATGCGTTCGAAGCTCTGCAGCACCGAATAGCCCGACCAGAGCCAGAACGACCGGTGGTAGCGGATCATCGACGGGTTGTGCGCCCGCCACTCCAGCCCGCCGAGCATCTGGCGGCGATGATGTTCCTCGATCGGAAAGCCGCAAGCTACGCAATGGAAGCAGGCCCGCTCCGGCTTCGCCTCGTCGAGCGTCGCCAGCATGTTTTCCCATTCCAGCACCTGCATGTGCTTGCACTGCGGGCACGGAACGTATGGATGCTCCTGACTTCCGGCTTCGAAATTCCGGGTGATCCGGCACCCCGGCAGCACCATCGGGGTCGAAACCTTGAATATCTTGGCGAAATCATAGCCTTCGGAGCGCGTGTCAGCCTGCGTTTCCGGGTCGCCGGCGGAGTTCATCTCCCATTTGGCCAGATCATCCTGAACCTGGCGGCGCATCGAGACCTGCGACAGCGAGGCCGGCGAGTTCGCGCCGGAAATCTGAAGCGCGCCGCGACCGTCGGCCCGTTCCTTATACATGACGCTGTCTGCGCCATCGCGGGACTTGCTCGAAAACACCGACGACAGGGCCGTGGTGCTTTTCAGCATCGGCCCGAACTTCATCTTCGACCAGCGCCGGCCGTTTTCCTCGGTCGGGTGGACATAGAGGAAATCGCCGGGGTCCATGGCGAGCGAGCCGCCGCAGAACACATTGGCGACGACGGTGCCGCCGATCTGCGCCGATTTCGACAATGTCACGATGCGGCAGGGATCGTCCGGCGCGAGCGCCTTCAGGACCTCGTCGAAATAGGGGAAGAGTTCCCGGTTGTAGGGGCCTTTCTTTTCGGACTCGCGGGCCGAAAACTCGATGTTATCGACTGCCCACCGCAGATAATCGACCGGCGGCGGCGGTTCGAGAACCTCGGCCATGGCCTCCATGGCCAAGCGCTCGGCGTTGCCGATGTGTATCGTCACTCGTCGGCCTCGACCAGTTCGGGATCAGCGACCGTCGCCGGCGCAGTATTCCCCTTCCGGCGCATCGTCTCGGCCGCGCGAGCGCGCACCTTGCGAAACTCGACGGTCATCAGGTGCAACACGTCGCGTTGCGACAGCTCGAACTTGGCCGACAGCGCCTGCGCGAGATCGGTCAGGGACCCTTCGAAGATCGAGAGCATTGCGACCGACAGCTTGACCATCTCCCGGCGCGTGTCGGCGGCCAGGACATAGCGTCCCTGCCGCTCGGCTTCGTCTTGGGCGGCCCGCCGGTTGCGGAACTCGATCTCGCGCAGCTTGGCCTGGCGGATCAGCTCTTCGGTCGGGTCGATCCGGGGAATGTCCGGAGGCGGCGGCGCAGTCGGCGTCGGTAGATCGAGCGGCAGGGCCTGCGCATCCGGCGCCGGGGCAGGCCAGGCGTCCAGACGCGTCGTCAGGCCGTTGCCGAAGCGCTGGTTGACGTCGAGCCGCCGGCGAAGCTGCGCGAGCGCGCGATCGACGCGGATCGTGGCGCTGCGACCCTCGCCGCTGATCGCATCGGGCCCGATCTGGCCGGAGGCGATCCATTGGCTGACCCGACCGGGCGTGACGTTGCAACGCCGAGCGAATTCACCCTTCGTCGCCGTCGCTTCCGTCGATGCCATCCCTAAAATCCACTTTAGAGCCGACTTTACCCTGCTTTTTAGGGCTCTTTAGGCTGCGAAAAGCCGCTCAGACTGCCGAAAGCCCGCCAACAATCTGCCCGCAGAGGGGGGAGGGGCCTTGGAAGGACCCGAAAATCTGCATGGCGGGCGCGGTCCGCCGGGGTCGGCATGCGTCACGCGCCGATCGCCTTGGCGACCCCGGCGACGACGGCGGCGAGGACGGTGCCCTGCCTCGCCTCGAACGCGGCGGCCGTCTGGCCTGTCGTCATCTCTTTCGGGATGAAGAGCCCCGACCGTCCGCCCTCGATGGGGCCGCGTGCCGCGCCCGTCCGCTTGAAGACGTGGCCGCCCATGCCGATGCCGACGCGATCCGGAAAGCGTCCACCCTTGATGAAGTTGCCCTCATAGACCTGGCGCTTGTTCCAAGGCGCGGCGCTCACGCCTGCCTTGGTCTCGCGCGCCTTGAAGAACTTCAGCCTGACGTCGCCGCCCTTCGCTGCGATCTCATAGACGAGATGCGAAGCCGAGGCCCGATGCTCGCGCTGCGCCCGGCTGATCGTGCTCTTGGAGAGGCCCGTCTGCGCGACTTCCGCCGCGATGGTCGCCCTGCGAAGCCCCGGCCCCGCCGCGTTCAAGCCGTCCGCCATGATCTGCGGCGCGTTCTTGCCGGCCTGTTCGATCCGCTTGCCGAACTGCGACAAGACGGCATCGAGAGAGACCGTCAGGTGCATGTGATGGCCCCGAAATAGAAACGACCGGCGGCAGGTGTGCCCTGCCCCGGTCGCGATTCGTGCTGTGATCGAATAGACGCGTCCAGCTGTGCAGTAGTCAAGCGCTCAACCGATGCCGACGATACCCCGCTTGTTGAGAAAGCGCTGATTGGCGCTAGCCACGGCCTGCGGATCAACATCGCCGCCAAGCCCGCGCTCCGAACGCATCGCGGCAGCACGCGGTCCCGTCGCGCCCCATACCTCGCATGCCAGGACCTCAAGCGCCTCCTTGAACCGCAGGCCGAGATAGTCGAGCTTCACGCGGGGATGCTCCGGCCCGTCCCATGCCTGCGCCAGATCGGAGATCGTCGTGCCGCGCCCCGCCACTTCCGACAGCACCTTTTCCCCGACCACGCCGACGAACCGCGCCAGCCGCGCCAGTTCCATGTGCGCGCCCGCGACCTCGTCGGACATCGGATCGCCGAGCTTGCCGCCATCAACCTTGATCTTGGCCGGATCGACCCCGCGCCCCGGCCCGATCATGGCGCGCTCATAGAGCTGGCGATATCGCACGCCGGCCTCGTAATGCGCCTGGTCGAGCCGTCGGCGCGCCAGCATCATTTCGAGGGGATGCTCGGCGAGATTGACGGTGGCGGAGAGCTTGTTGCCGACATTGAGAGGATCTGGAACGATCCGCGTGCCGGGAACGACCTTGACGCCGAGCGGGCAGATCGCGGCCTTTTCCTTGATCCGGCGCTTCGCCTCGACCTTGTCGAGCGCCAGTCGCCCCGCCCGTCGCTCGATGCGCTCGGCCGTGGCCTCGAACGCGTCGGCGACAAAGCCCTTGGCGACCTTCGTGCCGGCCAACGCCACGCGTCGCTGGTCGGCCCGCAGCGCGGCTTTCTTGCCCTCGGCATGGCGCGCCGCATCGGCCTCTTCGGCCTGCTGGTCGGCCCGCGTCCTGCCCGCCGGGCGCTTGTCATCCTCAGAACCTGACATCGTCGTCGCCTTCCTCTCGCTTGCCGCCTGGCGGCAGCGCCGCCGGCAGGAACACCCGGAACGTCCGTCCCGAAAAATCCGGAATGCGCAGCCGCATGGCCTCGAACCACGGCCGCCACGCGGTCATCTCCGGCCCGTCGCAAAGGAAGGCCGGCAGGTCCGGATAGGCGGCCAGCGCCTCTGAAAGCTCACGAGCCGATCGTTGCGGCGACTTCCCGTCGATCGCCTGTTGCAGCATGTAGCCGCAGGGCTGGCCGATCTTCAGCCGGTGGAACAGCACCGCCCACCAAGGCCTCGACCAAGCGGCGACATCGACGAACTCCTGCGCCTGTTTCTCGGCCGCCATCGCCGGCACGTCGCGCCATTTGCGCTGGCCGAGATAGGTCGCTCCGGACGGCAGATTGCGCCGCCCGAGCCCCTTCAGCCCGGCCAGAAACGGCCTGATCCCGTCGATCGCCGGTCGCCGTTCCTCGAATGGCAACGCTGACCAGGCGCTCTCGACGCGGGCGTTGTCGTCGGCCAGCGTCGTCGGCCAGAGCTTGCGGAACTGCGCTAGGGTCGCCGAGCCCTCTGGCGGGTTGGCCGCATCCTCTGCATCGGTTGCATGCCCTGCGTCGGGCGCATCGCTTGCCGGAGAAGGGTCTTGCCCGCGCTCATGCGCACCCTCTCTCTCAGGTTTTAGGGTTCCTCTAAGGGGTTGGGTGACATGGGTGTCACCCTTAGATGTCGCCGGTGTCACCCTTCCCGGCTCTAAGGGTGACATGGTGTCACCCTTAGCAACGCCCGAATCAGCTCCCTCGTCATCGTCCGCGCATGCGTCCTGCGCATGGCGGCCGGCGATGGCCTCCCATGTTTCGAGAGCCATCCGCCGCAGCATGTCGATGCTGAGTTCGTAGTGCCGCGTCGAGCCCGGCCCCTTGCCGCCTTCCTTGACGATGCGCAGTAGCCCGACCGCGCAGAACGCCGCCATCACACGCTTGGTCTGCCGTTCCGAGCAACCGGCGAAGGCCGCGATCCGGGCGATCGAGGGATAGATGTTGCGGCCGTCATCGTCGGCCCGATCGACCAGCTTGACGAGGATCAGCTTCGCCGTCGGCGATTGGCACTCGACATCGTCGAGCATGCCCAGGAGACGCCAGCTCATAGCTCAAGCGCCTCCTGCACAGCCGGCGGCGCGGGTGCGGCCAGTTCCAGGCGTGGGCGCTTCAGCTCGTCGCCGATGCGCCGACAGGCGATATCGAAATATTTGGGCTCGATCTCGATGCCGATGAAGCGCCGCCCGAGCCGGACGCAGGCGACGCCCGTGGTGCCGGAGCCCATATAGGGGTCGAGGATCGTCCGGCCGCCCTTCAGCCTCTGCAGGCACCACAGCATGAGGTCGATTGGCTTCTGCGTCGGATGCGCCGAGCGCTCGCCGTCGTTCTCGGCCTTGCGCGCCAGTCCGCCCTGAAACTCGACGAACTTGCAGTAGACGCCGTGCCCCCCCCCCTTGCCAGCCGATCTCGGCATCGGACAGGAAGGTGCCGAAGGCATGCGGGCTTTTCTTGATCCAGACGAGCGTCGAACCGACCGGCAGCCGCGCGCCGTAGTGGTTTGCGCCCCACAGGATCACCTCGGGATAGGCGAGCCATCGCGACGGATCGAAAGGCTCGGCGTCGGCCACGATCGCGCCGAAGTCGGCGCGGCCATCACCACGTTTCTGATGCCCGCCGGTGAAGCGGGTCGAATCCGTATTCCAGGCCATGCCGTAAGGCGGATCGCTCACGACAGCATCGACCTTGCCGAGCGTCGGCAAAATCTCCCGGCAGTCACCGAGATAGAGCGTCACGGCATCGGAGAGGCGTTCAATGCGGGTCATTCCACCGCCTCTTTGTGCGAAACAGAGGCCCCAAAAGAGGGAGACACGCGTCCCATCATTCCGCCGCCTCGAGAAACATCGGCACCGGCTCGGCCGGCTTGCCGGGGCGAACCACGTCGCGCGGCTGGTAGTTCGCGGCGACGAGGTCGCGCGCTTCCGTCGGGCAGACGGCGTTGCCGCACATCGAGCCCTGCTGTTCGAGCGTGAAGCGGATGACCTTGCCGTCTTCGTCGATGCCGTGATCGATGATGTAGTCGCGCGGGAAGCCGTTGGCGTTGTAGCGCTCGCGCGGCGTCAGCATCCGCATGCAGATATCGACCAGCACGAGCGTGACGCCATCGACGACGACGCTGACGAACTCGCCCCCGTCCCAGCAGCCATAGCGCCGCAGGAACTCCGCCACCTGGCGCGCCTTGGCCTCGTGCTCGGCCGAGAACGGCGGCACGCCGGCCAGCGCCGAGACGAGGCCGAAGCGGTCCCGGACCGTGTCCGTGCGCATCGGCGCATCGACCTGCGGGCCGTCCGTCTCCGAGCCGTAATAGGCCGTCATCAGCGGCATGCCGACGAGCGCATGGTGCTGCCCCGAAGCCGAATCCGTCCGCATCGGCGCGTCCGCATCGGCCTCGCGCCGGTCGCTGCCGCGCAGCGTCAGCATCGACAGCGCGACCAGATTCTGCTGCGTCCCGCGCTTGGTCAGGGTCGAGAGCGGCGCGTCGAGCGGCTTCGAGGGCTGCGTCTCCCAGCTCCCGGCCGCGTGCTGCGCCATGAAGCCTGCGACGAGCATCTCCGCCGCGCCATTGGCCATGAAGGTCCGCGCCGGCCGGTCGGCGGCGGAATCAGGCTGGCCGGAATTGCGCATCGTCATCATGCTAGCCGCGATGACGACGTTCTGGTCCTTGGGCGAGGCCGTGAAGGTGTGCGCCGGCGCATCCACTGGCCGCGTCCCCCCGCCCTGCTGCGCATAGGCGAGGATAGGTGCGACAAGCGCATCGTCGCGCGTCGCCGTCATCGTGCCGAGCGGCTGATCTATCCCGCGGTCGCGCGGATAGTCATAGCCGGTGTGATTGACCTTGATCAGGAACGGCCGCCGCTGCAGCACGCGCCGCAGCACGCCTTTGGCGATCCGCGCTTCGGTGTTGAAGGCGAGCGGGCGCTTGGCGGTCAGGCCAAGCTTGGCATTTACCTCGGCTGCGCTGTCGAGGATCGAGGGGATCGGCAGCGAGAAATCGATGCAGTCGGCGACGATCGGCCAGGGCTTCAGCTCCCCCGCCGCGATCCGCTTGGCATCCTCCGGCTTGCCCGGATCGCCGTAGAGCCGTTCCGGCCAAACGATCGGTTCGCCGTCGCGGCGCATCACCATGAAGAGCCGCTTGCGGATGGTGGCGGAGCCCGACCACCAGGCTCGCCGCTCGCGCCACTCGACGACGAAGCCGAGCTTGCGCCATGCCGCGACAAAGGCCTTGAAGGTCTCGCCCTTGCGCTTGGGGCAGCGCTTGCCGTCCGGCATAAGCGGCCCCCAATCGACATATTCCTCGACGTTTTCGAGGAAGATCACGCGGGGCCGCTGCCATTTCGGCAGCGCCTTGACCCATCCGAAGATCGCCCAGCCGATACCGCGCGTCGTCCTGTCGCCGTCGCGGCGCGGTGCGGCGCCCTTGGCCTTGGAGTGGTCGGTGCAATCCGGCGACATCCACAGCATGCCGATCGGCGCGCCGGCGCACATGCCGACGGCATCGACCGTCGCCACGTCCTGCAGCATGTGCCGCGTCAGCGGATGGTTGACCCGGTGCATCGCGAGCGCGATCCGGTCATGATTCACCGCGATATCGGGCGAGCGCCCAAGCGCCATCTCGATGCCGGTGGACGCCCCGCCGCCGCAGGCGAAGGAATCAAGGATCAGCTCACGCATCGGAGGGCAGGCCTTCGCAGATCAGCCGCGCCCGCCTGGCAGGCGGGCAGCAGCGCGGGAAGCTGAAGTCGATGTTGCCGAGGTCTTCACTCTCGTCGTCGGGCGTCCAGCAATCGGGCTCGTCGCAGCCGTCGCAGCCGCAGGCCTCGAACCAGTCCAAGCCGCAGCAGACAAATCCGCAGGCGTTGCACATCAGGACGCCCTCCCCTTGCCGCGCGGCAGCACGGGCAGATCGGTCGCGACATCGCGCCAGGCGTCCAGCTCGGCCGGCTTGGGCCGGCCCATCAGCTCGGCCGGCTCGGCGTCCGGCGCTTCCGCGCCCCAGACGTCGAAGCCGGGCCGCCGCACGCGGGCGTTCAGCTCGATTTTCGGCAGGGTCGGGAAATAGCTTTCGATCAGCTCGTAGACGCGGTCGGGCTTTTGCGAATGCCGGCCGACCGGGGCGATGAAGAGCGAAGGCCATTGCGTGCCCGGCGCGGGCGCGGGGACGTTGCCGCGCGTCGCATACATCAGCACCTCGGATTCGTCGGTGAAGACGTAGCCGGGGCCGCGCGCCTCGCCGCTGCGGCGCTTGCCCCAGACGGTGCAGGATCGGTAGGTGAAGCCCCAGCCGTCGATCACGGTGAAGGCCTCGCGCAGCATCGGCCGCGTCGCCCACAGGAACAGGGCGCAGTCGTCGGCCGCGATATCGCAAACAGGCCGCGAGGCGATCACGTCGGCCGGCGTGGTCGGGTAGTGGTTGTCGGCGGCGCGGTCCATGCCGCTCTCGCGCGACCACGGCTCGAAGCGCCATTCCGGATCGGCCAGGATCACGCCATAGCGCTTGCCCGCCTGCGCCATGGCGACGAGTTCGGCATTGCCGGCGGCGATCCGGTCGCCGAGCGCGACCTCGCGTTCCTCGCGCCGCGCCTTTTTCGCGATCTGCCTTGCGTCCTTGTCTTCCTTGAAGGCGCGATAGAGCGCCAGCGGATCGACGGAACGGATCGTCGCGTAATCGGCGGCGCGCTTGCCGATCGCGGCCGTGTCCATCGTCGCGACGGTGCCGTGCTTCGTCGCATAGGTCCGCTCACTGGCAACGTTGCCAGTGACGCCGCGCAGCTTGGCGACGAAGGTGTGCGAAACATGGGCGCGCGCCGCGATCTCGCGATCCGACCAGGCCGACCATTCCGCGTCGCCCAGCAGGATCAGCAAAGCGCGGCGCTTGTCGTCATGGGTGCGTGGCAGGCCATGGGCGGCGTTCGCGCCGACGGCCAGCAGCACGGCGTCGCGCCGCGTCCCGGCGATGACATCCGCGTCGATCCGGCTAAGTCCGGCGCGCTCATGGGCGGCGGCGCGATGGAAGCCGTCCCAGAGCCAATAGTCGGTTCCGTCGAAGACGAGGCCGACCGGCGGCAGCCGCGCGCCGTCGCGCAGCGCCTCGGCGTAGGATTCGACGGTCGGCTCGTCGAGGCCCGCGCGCGGCTGAGTGCCGCCGTCGCGCCTGACGCGGGACAGGGAGATGCCTTTAGACATGACCCGCACCCCGCCGGATGGTCAGGCTGTCGAACATCTGCAGGAACTGGATTTCAGCGAAGGCAGGCGTCCAAAACTGCAACGTCACGCCGAGGCGCTCGACCTGTTCGGTCGCATCCCAAGGGGCCGGCGGCGGAGCCATGTTCTGTTCGCGCTCATCGACGAGGATGCGCGTATCGGCGAGATGGACCTCGGCCGGCAGGTCCGTCGGCATGCCGTAGCGCGCGCAGATCGCAAGCCAGATCGCCGCCTCCGTCGCCTGATAGATCGGCATCGAGCGCTTCACGGGCCTGATCAGGTCGCGCAGATAGCCCTCGGGGCTGTCGTGCATCAGCGCCAGAAGCCGGTTCTTCGGCGAGACGGCGCGCGCCATCAACACGCAATGCTCGGCGACGGAGTAGAACCGGCGCCCATGTCCGCCATAGCGGCAGTCCATCGACAGCGCGTGAGCGATATCGGCGATATCGACGTCCTCCGGACGCGGATCGAGCGGCCAGAACTGCCGGCCCGAAAACGTCTGCATCCAGTCGCCCTGGCGCTCGCTCATGACTTGGCTCCGAAGCTGATGATGGTCGCGCCCGTCTCGGGAGCCGGCGACGCAGGCAGGGGATCGGCCGGCGCATCGCGCGAGAGCGGCCAGGGCAGCGCGCGGATCGCGGCGTCGCGTGCGCCGAGCGACCAGAGGCGGGGCTTGCCGGCGTCGGGATGGGGGTGGATCGTGGCGATCAGCCGGTCGATCACGGCCTCGCGCCGCATGTCGGCCTTCAGCTTCGGTCCGATCACGAACTGGCGCTTCAGCCCTTCGCAGAACTTGCGGATCAGCGCCGGCGAGGCGGTCTCAGTCGCATCCGCCAGGCGCTGCAGGTCGTCGGCATGCAGGCGGAACGGCCGCAGATAGCGGTCGAAGATCGCGGCGCGCTCGTCGGGGCCGGGCAGCTCCAGCGTCAGGTGGATGTCGAAGCGCCGCCAGATCGCCTGGTCGATATGGTCCGAAAAATTCGTGGCGGCGATGACGAAGCCCTGATGCTGCTCCAGCCTCTGGAGCAAGGTGTTGACCTCTTCGTTGCGGCTGTCGTCGGCGGACTGAGTTCCCTTACGTCGCTGTCGCGAAATCGCGTCGAACTCGTCGAGGAAGAGCAGCAGCGGCGCTTCCGGGTCGCTCGCGCAATCGAATAGCCGGCCGAGGTTCTCGCCGGTCTCGCCGATGTATTTCGAGATCACCCGCTCCGGCCGCACGGCCAGCATGGTCAGGCCGAGCCGGGCGGCCATGTGATGCGCCAGCGTCGTCTTGCCGACGCCGGGCGGCCCGTCGAAGATCGCCTTGCGGCGCGGCGCGATGCCGACCTCGATCAGTTCCTTTTCGGCCCAGATTTCGGTCAGCCATTCGAGCAGGGCCTCGCGCACGGGCTTGGCCAGGATCGGCTGCTGCGCCTCGGCGGGCTCGAACACGTCGCCGAACATGTCGGGACGCGCGGTCACGTTTCTGCTGCGGGAGGCCATCTCAGTCGTCCGGCCCCATGCCATCCGAGCCCGCGCCACGCCGCCAGCCTTCGTCCCAAAGTGCGCGCCGCCCGTCGCCGAACGGGAACGGGTTCGAGATCACGGGCTGGTCGGCCTTGGCCGCCTTGTAGCCGAGGTCCTCCGCCTGTTCGGGCGTGACATCGGGCACGAGCGCGGCCGGCCGGGCAGGCCTGCCCTTGGGGCCATCGCTCGGCGCGGGCGCGCGCTCGATCACATCGACCACGGTGACCGTGCCGTCCATGTCCCGATAGATCGTGAAGGGCCGGCCTTCCTTCGGCGTCACCGTCATCGAGCCGCCGGGCTCGACCATGCGCTTCAGCGCCTCGATCACGCTCTCGCGCACCGCCGCATCGACCTCGATCAGGCCCATGGCGCGAAACAGCGGCGGCTCCGGCGCGAGGCCTAGCGCCGACAGGTAGACATCCTTCAGCGCCCGGTCTTCCTGCAGCTCGCTCGGCGTCGCCGCGCGCGCCTTCAGCACATAGGCGATCACCTTCATGTCGAAGCCGGCGGCCTTGGCCTCGGCCGCGACCACGGCGCGATCGGCGTTCAGCTCTTTCTTTTCACCGTCGATCCGCTCGAACCGCTCGACGAAGCTGCGCAGCATCTCGCCGCTGACACTGTTCCTGAGATTCATGGCCGCGCTCCGGAGATTGGATGAAGGAACCGCAAGGCCCCGCCGGGTCTCGGACGGCGGAGGCCTTGCGTCTCGCGCGCTGCCGAGGGGGCCGGCAGTTCGCAATAGGGAATGAGGGAGCCGGCGGAACGCGGGACAGGCCCGCCGGCGGCAACGCGACGCGACTGGACGGGTCAGGGCGGCGCGGCGGGAGCCGGCGCGAACAAGATCGACTTGCGGATTTCGCGGTCGCCGAGCACGTAAACGAGGTCGATCGACTGGACGCGGTCAGCAAAGCGGTCGAGGATCGCCATAAGTTCGAAATCGGCGTCGATCGCGGCCTTGGCCGTGGCGAGCGCCAAGTAATCGACGATCAGCGCGCTGCGCATGGGCGGCTGACCGTAGCACCGCTCCATCTCTTGGAACGCGAGGCCGAAACTGGATGGATCGCCGCACGCCGCGTTTGCCGTGGCCCTCAGTTCCGTGCGGATAATCTTGGCCAATGGGAGTTCATCCGACATGTTCTCGACCCTTCAAACCTGCGGTGAATGCCTGAATCCAGCCCATCTCGGGATGGTGTTCGTCAGCGAGCGCTATTGGGAAAAGCGCCGCTCGCCGCATTCGCGGGGAGGCCTTGAAATTCGGGTTCTGGGAGATGAGGACGAGATCGACGCCTATGGCGTCGCGACCTGCCCGCTTTGCGGTGGCCCCAACCTCGCTTTGTTCAAGACAAAGCGACGGACGATCGACAGCATCCGGGAGGTCATCACCGAAAGCGGCGCAATTTTCGGTGGAGAGAGCGTCATCACCGTCACGGCGGTTTACCCCGCGCCGCCCGCGATCGAGATGCATCCTGCATGGCCGGTCGAGGCTGCGAAGCTCGTATTCGACGCCGGCACGATGCATCGGCAGAAACTCAGTCCTTCGATCGTGATCGCCACTCTCCGCTCCGCGCTCGAAATCGCCGTCGGCCAGCTTGGCGCGACAGGCGCGAACCTGAAGGCACGGATCGACGATCTGCAAAGGCGCGGCGTCATCACCCAGCCGCTTCAGGACTGGGCGCACGCCCTGCGGCTGGAAGGTAACGAGGCCGTCCATGAGACAGTCGGCACGCCCGAACAGGCCGCCGAACTGCTCGGCTTCTGTCGCATGTTTCTCGACATGACCTTCACGCTGCCGCACACGATCGAGCAGCGCCGGATCGACGCGCCGCGTTAGCTTCGGTGCGTGCCCTGATGGCGTGAGAGGACAGCTACCCGTCATGGCGCCACCGCCCGCAGCGTCTTGCCGCCGGGCGCGGCGCGAACGCCCGCGAGGCTGCGGCGCATCTGGTCGAGACCGCCGCCGAGCGTTCCCGCCGCGCGGTCGATGCTCTCGGCCTCTGCGGCCGTCACGGTCCCGTCGGCCATGGCTTCGGCCATCGCGGCGGTGACCTCGGCCGCCTGCCGCATCAGCGCGGCGTGGTCGCGGATCAGGCACGAGGCGCTTTGACCTTCGCCGTCGAGATCGGACAGCCGCCGGCCATGCAGATCGGCCATCGCGGCCGTGACGAGCGGCACGCCGCATTCGGCCTCCAGCGCGAGCGCGGCGGCGATCGGCACGATCCCCTCGTCGCCGGGGCTCTGCCAGCGCGAGACCTCGGATTTCGAGGCGTTGACGATCTCGCCGGCGCGAACCACGCCGCCACAGCGCGCGACCAGGTCGCGGGTCGCGGCCTTGATGCGGAAGAACCAGGCATCGGAAATGGCGCGGGTCATGGGAGCCTGCTGACGTTTTTGGCAAAGAGCGTCCCGCAACGGGAAAGCGCATGCGCTTTTCCCGTGTTGGGAAGGATCGAATTCGGCCAGAACTATTCGCGTCAGGGCGGCGGGCGCGCTTTCGCCGCCTCGCACAGGGCAAGCGTGGCAAGCCAGTCTTGCCGCAGGCGCAGGCGACGAGCCGAAGGAACGACGTGATGGACGATGCGAACGGGACCGGGCAGGCCGATTGGCGTGCCGATCGACACTGGAACGACGCACTGGAGCTGGCCCGGCTGCCAATCGAGATCGCGCTCGTTCATCTCGCGAAACAGAACGGTGGCGCGGCGCGCGCCTATCTCCAGGCGGCTTACGAGGGCGTCGCCGACAAGCTCGACATGTTCGTCAATGACTTTGGCCGCGTCGCCGACGACAACCAGGGCGAAGTCACGGGCTTCGCCGTCGAGATCGCGCAATCGATCCTCGCCAAGGCGATCGCCACCCTCGATCTCGCCGAGCGCGGTGACGACGAACCAGCCGTCGGCGGCGCGGGGCCGCAAGGCCCAGACGGGTCCGATCGGCCAGAGGTGAGCCCGTGACGCATCCATCACGCGGCCTCGTGCGGGACAGGGGCGGATTCGCATGCCACAGGGCGCGGAACGCCGTCCGGCCAATCCGCATCAGCCGGCCAATTCGCTGAGAACCATTCGAGAGCGGAGTCAGCCCGCTTGAGCGTGATGGTCATTCCGCCGCTCAACAGCAGGGGCAGGACCTTGCTGTCGTCGAACACCCGCGACGACACGGTCTTCGGCTGAATGCCGGATGCCGAGCAGTAGAGCGAAGCTACCGAAAGGAGTGTGTCTGTGAGCATCGACAGCCTTATCGGTTTTAAAACCGCGACTGTCAACGGTTTTGAAACCGATAAAACCGAACGACGATATCGGTTAATTTACCGCATCATGTCAGGACGCGACATCCTTCAACGAATCCAAGAGAAGCTGGCTCAGCACAATATGTCTGAGTCGGAGGCGTCAAAACGCGCCACCAAGTCTCCCGACACGATCCGGAATTTGCGGCGGGATGTCGAGAAGGGCAAGGTTCGAGGCCTCCAGAGCCACACCGCCGAAAAGCTGGCGACCGTCCTCAACACAACGGCCAGCTGGTTACTGACCGGCGAGGGCTCAGACGAGGCGGAGCCTCAAGAGGAACGGCTGACATTCGTTCCGGTGATCTCATGGGTTAGCGCGGGCCAGCTCGCCGTTCCGGATCATGTCATCGACATCGCGGACGCGCCGCGAGTTGCTTTGGCCGGCCTCCCTCCCGGCGATTGGATCATGCTCGACGTCGAAGGCGACTCGATGGACCGCATTTCGCCCCATGGCTCGCGCATTGTCGCGAATCGTCGGGACAAGCGGCTTGTGGCTAATGCCTGTTACGTCATCGCCGAAGAGGACGGAGGCGCCACCTACAAGCGCTTTCGCCCTAATCCTGACCGTTTCGAGCCGGTTTCGACCAACCCCGCCCATGATCCGATCTATCCGGAAGGGCCAATGACGATCATCGGCCGCGTCAGGCGCTCGATCATCGACATGTGAGGGCTCGGAACAGTCCAATGAAGCTGGTCGTGCTCCTGCTAATGCTCCTGATTGGTGCGGCCCTGTATTCACAGGGAAGCACCACTGCATCCTCCGATCTTGTCTTCTCGAACAGGCCAGGGGAAAAGGAGGTCTTGCGACATGTCGCAGACCTGCCATGGCAAGGCGCTCGAATGAAGACCGGGACGCTGGAAGTCTTCTGTGCGTCGGGCGCCGTCGCGATCGGCAGATTGCACGACTATTATTTCGGCCTTAACGGCCACACCACGCAACGTGCCGCGACCGCTCGCATCCTTCTGCCATCCGGAACCGAGCGCCATCTCCTGCGCACCGACCGAAGTGAGCTGGTTCGCACCCGCGCCGTTGAGGCCGATGCCGATCCACTCGAATACAACCGACCCTTCAGCGAAGGCCTGAGACTGTCGCTGGCAACTTGCGGCCGATAGCGACCAGCCGAATCAGAGCCCAAAATTCGATATCGGTTTTTAAACCGAATTTGGATTGACGCGGTTTTAAAACCGACATAGCGTTTCTGCCATCGCCCCCCGATGGAGACCGCTCATGTCGCTTACCCAATCCCAACAGCCCGCAGCCAAGTCCCTCGATCGCGACGTCGTCGCCCGCATGGCCGACTTCCTCACCGCCCGCACCGCCTCGGCCGGCAGCGTTGATCGTGACGACCTGCTGGCCGAATTCACCCCCGCCCAGATCGACCGCAACTTCGCCGCCGCTCGCACCCGCGCTCAGAACGCCGGCCGGGTTCGCGCCAGCGCACACGGATCGCGCCAGTGACGGCGGCGCTCACGCTGCATCGGCCAGCGCCGACCTTCGCCGGCGCGCCGATCTCGCTGGCGATGCGGCTGGCCTTGGGCCAGTTGCACACCGGCGCGCTCTATCTTGACCGCTATGGCAACTGGCGCTCGCGCGAGCAGCCGAGCAGCCCCGTGCTCGACAAGACCGTCAGGAGCCTGGAGCGGCGCGGCCTGGCGCTGTTGCAGGAATATGAGGGGCTGCAACGCGACCGGCGGATCTGCGCCGTTGTGACGCCCGCCGGCCGGCGCGCCTACCAGGGCGGCGTGCTGGCGCACCGCACGCCGCCACCCGTGCGCTCGGAGGCGATCCTGTTCGAGATCGAGGCGGCGCTGATCGCCCTCGATCGCGAGAGCCGAGAGCTGACCGACAAGCTCGACGGCTTTTCGAGCCAGCAGTTCGCCGCGCAAAAGCAGCTCGGCGAGATCGAAACGCGTCTCGCCCGGCTCGAACGCGCCCGGCAGTCCCTCGACGCCCGCCGCATCGACCTGCGCGCGCTGGTCGGCCACGCCGCCGACCGCCTGGCCGAGACCTTTGCCGAGGCGCGAGACTGATGCGCGCGTTCTTCGCCGGCCTGATCGTCATCACCGCGTCGTTCTTCGCGATCTCGGCCGCAATCGACTGGCGCGACAGCGAGCGCGTGCGCGCCATGCTCGACGGCGCGGTCTCCGCCTTCCTGGCCGCTCTGGCCGCAACCGTGATGGTGCTGTGATGACGACGACCTCCGCCCAAGAACGCCCGCGCCTGCTCGATCGCGAATTCGCCGGGATGATGACGGCCGCAGGCGCAGATGGATGCGACCCGGTGCAGCGTCAGGACATGCGCCGCGCATTCTTCGCCGGTGCCGCCGCCTTCAACCATCTGATCATGGCCAATGCCGACGCCGGCGACGAGCCGACCGACAATGACATGGCGCTGATGGAAGCGCTGCAGGCCGAACTCGACGCGTTCGGTGGCGATCTCCGGAACGGGAGGGCCTGATGACGAAAGATGAGGCCAAGGCAGCGCTAGACGAGGCGCTGACATCAATTGGAGCCGCGCGCGAGATCATCCGCGCCGTCGAGCCCACGCTACGCCGCTTCATGGAAGAGGCTCGCCGAATGGACAGTATCGGACCGATCCTCAACCCTACGCTCTTCAACAGCAGCGAGCGCCGAGCGACCGAAGCCATGGTGAAGCCGTTCTTCGAAATGGCGCTCGCCTTCGTCGATCAGCATCAGCGGCAGATGAACGCAGTCAAGGCCGCATTGGCGAAGGTTCGCGCCGATGGCTGACCGCACCGGAATCGAATGGACCGGCTCGACCTGGACGCCGATCCGCGCCCGTAACCGCGCCACCGGCAAGCTCGGCTGGCACTGCGTTCATGTCTCGCCCGGCTGCAAGCACTGCTACGCCGAGAGCTTGAACAAGCCGCGCGGCACCGGCCTGCCCTTCAAGCCGGGCCATGAAGCCGACGTCGAGATCATCCTCGACGAGACAATGCTGCTCGCGCCGCTACGCTGGCGAAAGCCGCGCAAGATCTTCGTCTGCTCGATGACGGACCTGTTCGCCGACTTCGTCTCGACCGAGATGATCGACCGCGTCTTCGCCGTCATGGCGCTGGCGCCGCAGCACACATTCCAGGTGCTGACGAAGCGCGCCGCGCGGATGCGGGCCTATCTCACGACGACCGGCAAGGAAGGCGTCGAGAACCGGGTTCGCTATTGCGCCGAGTTCACTACGCCAGACGGGTTCGCTTTTCCGGCGTGGCCGCCGCGATGGCCACTCCCCAACGTCTGGCTCGGCGTCAGCGCCGAGGACCAGCCCCGCGCCGATGAGCGCGTGCCGCAGCTGGTGGCGACGCCGGCGGCCGTCCGCTTCGTCAGCGCCGAGCCTCGCCTTGGTGCCATCGACTGGACGCGCATTCCGCTTGATTACGGCCGCTGGCTCAACGCCCTGACGGGCGAAGTGTGGACGCCGGGGCATGCGGGCGAAAACAGCTTCACCACTCGCGGCCCCGGCCTCAACCAGATCATCACCGGCGGAGAGAGCGGCCCGCATGCGCGGCCGATGCACACGGCATGGCCCCGACAGGATCGCGACCAGTGCGCCGCCGCAGGCACGGCCTTTTTCCTCAAGCAATGGGGCGAATGGGGTCCGGCCGGCACCTTCCACACCGCGACGACGCACGAGATTGGCACCGGCGCGCTGATCTGGGACGCGATCCCTAACAGGGTGCTGGCCGTCGAGCGCGACGAAGCGGGCATAGCGTCCGGAACGATCCTTTGCCGCGTCGGCAAGAAAGCCGCCGGCCGCGAGCTGGACGGGGTCGAGCACAGCGCCATGCCGAGGGTGCCGCCGATCTGGCGGATCGCGCCCTCGAACAGCCCGGTGACCGGCGAGATCGGTCCCGGCGACGATTTTCACACCATCCTGTCGCAGAGCCGCGAGGGCAGCCCATGAGCGCCGATGCCGACGCCCTCAACCGCGCCGCCGCAGAGGCGCTGCGCACGATCGCCTTGCCGACGCTCGGATCGGGCGGAGGCGATGTCGCCGCCGCGCTCGTCGTGCTGGAGAGCGTCACGCTCGGCGTGGCGCTGCTGGCCGTCAAGGTCGGCTGGAGCCGGGCCGCGATCGATGGCGCGCTGGCTTCCCTGCCGGCCCGCGTGTGCCAGCGTCACGACGAGATCGCCCTGCTCGACGGGCCATCGGCCGGGAGCGCGTGATGTCCGAACGACGCCCCGCTCTCTTTCACTGCCACCCCTGCGGCCATGTCTGGCCAGCGCTCTGGACGCCGCTGGAGATGTCCAAAGCCGCGAAGCTGATGAAGGCCGGCTGCCCGAAGTGCGGCGAGCCGCGCAAGCTCTACACGGCTTCGCCACAGGCGGCGGAGACCTGGCGCATCGGCCCGCGCAGCGAGCCCTGTTTTGTCGAGGCGCGATCATGATCCGGATCACGTTCGAGCTGCTGCCGGGCGGCAAGGCCGATCGCGCCCGCACCATCGGCATCATGGAAGTCGCGCATCTGCGCGAGCATCTCGACGGCACGGCCGATTATGCCGTCGCGATGAGGAAGACGCCGCCCTTCGCCGGCGCGCTCGTCGCCGCATGGAAGACGGGCCGCGTCGCCTATGACGATCGCGCCCTCAACCAGGTCGTCGCCGGCGAGGACGAGGCGCTGATTACCGCGCTCGTCACCGGCCATCACCGCACCCGCCGAGGCGTCTATGACCTGCTCTTTCGAGCGCTCAAAGCCTGCGGTCTCGACAGGAGGAACCCATGAGCCGAGTCGAATACGAATTCTTCGCGACAGAGGACGGGGAGCCCTGGCTCGCCTTCGCCTATGGCCAGCTCCCGCCGCAGCTCGTCGCCACCGGCCCGATGCGTCAGCTGATCATGGCCGAGGCAGACCCTTGGGACCTCGACGAAGAGACGCTGGCGCACGTCCGCGAGATCATGAACGACGAACCGCAGCACATCTGGATTCGCCGCAACGGCTCGACGGAAGAATCGTTCTGGTCGTTCTGCACGGCCGGGGACGAAGGCGCCGTCGTGGTGACCGGATGGAAGCTGTCGTGACCCTCAACCGCGAGCCAGTCATCTCGATCGAGGGCGTGCGGCTCAACGAAGCACAGGCCCTGACCGTTCGTGTCGCCGTCACTGAACTTTTGGCCAAGATGCGCGAACTAGATGCGCTCGGCGAGGACGATCAGGGGCGAGCCTTGGCCGCCGCTTATGCTGCCCGATCGCGGGAGATACTGCACCTCATGTTCGTAGTGGGGGCGCGATGACCGCGCCCGTCCGCCTGCAGCTCCAGCGCAAGGCCGGCTTCCGGCTGCAGGCGCACAGCCTCGGACTCAACGGCCTGCCGGCGAGCAATGTCGGCCGCTCCGGCATCGCATCGGGCCTGTTCGGCAACCCTTTCAAGGTCACCGCGACGACGGACGCAGTCTCGGCCGTCGCCTCCTATCGCCGCTTCCTGACCCGCTGGAGCGATGCTGAGATCATGCGCGGCATCCGCTTCGAAGACGGGCAAGCCGCACCGATGCAGGGCCTCGTCTTCATCGTGATGCGCAACCAGGTGCGCGCCAACCTGCACCATCTGCGGGGACGCAACCTTGCTTGCCATTGCCGCCCCGATGCGCCCTGCCATGCCGACGTGCTGCTGGCGCTGCTGGCCACGGGCAAGCCCGACCTCTGGCGCGCCCGCTATCCGAAAATCGCCGACCGGGTCGCCCTGCCGCCATGCGAGGCGCTCGACTGATGCCGCGCGCCTCCGCCCGCATCGAGACGATCGCTTGGGTGCCGCGCGGCCTCTGTCGCGAGGAAGCGGCCTATTACATCGGCGTCGGCACCACGAAGTTCGATCAGCTCGTCGCCGATCGGCGCATGCCCAGGGGCAAAAAGATCGACGGCCGCACCGTCTGGGACCGTGTCCAGCTCGACATGGCCTTCACCGATCTCGACACGGCCGACGAGAACGCGATCGACGCCGCCTTGCAGAAAGCCGCCGGCGTCCGCTAGCGTCGCCGCCCATGTCGCAGACGCACCCCAACGCCAGCCCCTATCATGACCGCCACGGCCGCGAGCGCTGGCGCTACCGTCGCGCCGGCAAGACGACGGCGCTGCCGGCCAAGCCCGGTGATCCGGCGTTCGAAGAGGCCTATCGCGCCGCGGTCGAGGGTCGCAAGCCCAGCAAGGCCGTCATCGTCATCCACCCGAACGCGGCGCTGCCGCGCACGCTGCGGGCGGCATGGCGAATCGTCGTCACCAAGACAACGGAATGGCAGCAGCTCGAGTCCGTGACGAAGCAAAAACAGTCGGCCATCGCCGAGACTTTCCTCGACCAGCCGATCGCCGAGGGCGTGAAGACGCTCTGGGGCGAGGCGCCGATCGCCGATCTGCGCCGGCGGCACCTGAAGGCCCTGCTGGCCGAGCGCAGCGACAAGCCCCACGCCGCGCGGCATTTGCTGGTCGTGATCCGCAAGATAATCATGGCCGGGCTCGACGAGGAATGGATCGAGACCGATCCGAGCTATCGGCTGAACTATCGGCCGGCGACCAAGGGATGGCGCGCATGGACCGATGACGAGCGCGAGGCTTTCGAGGCCCGGTGGCCGATCGGGACCACGCCCCGGCTCGCCTACACGTTGGCGCTTTGGCTCGGCAACCGCCGCAGCGACGTCGCCGCGCTGAAGGTCAGCGCGATTCGCGGCGAGCAGATTGCGCTGCGCCAGGTCAAGACGGGTCGCGATCTGCGGCTGTCGATCAGCCCGATGCTGCGCGAGGTGCTCGACGCGACGGAGCTGAAGGGGCCGACCATCCTGCTGACGGCGTTCGGCGAGCCGTTCTCGCCGAAGTCGCTCACGGGCCGGATGGCGGACTGGACGAAGTCGGCCGGCCTCCCGGCCGGCTGCACGTTGCACGGCCTGCGCAAGACGCTCGGCGGCATGCTGGCCGATGGCGGAGCGACGACGCGCGAGATCATGGACACGCTCGGCCACACCGACATCAAGCATGCCGAGCTTTACACGAAATCGGCCAATCAAGAGCGCCTGGCGCGGAAGGGACTGGCGAAGGTCACGGTGCTGCATCAGGGCCGCCAGAAGCCCATTGGCTAA